GGCGACCACCGAGATCTACACAGAGTAGATCGTCGGCAGCGTCAGATGTGTATAAGAGACAGAATATAAACTGCCAAGATCAATAAAGGAATACTAAAATATTTAAAAAATGTTATCCGAACAATGCGGAGATTGGGATATAGCTCAGTTGGTAGAGCACCTTTCTTATACACAGCAAGTCCTCGGTTCGATTCCGAGTATCCCAAATCCGGAGAAATGCAATCTCCGGAAATTTCACTTACCCCTCGACAGACACCGCGACAGGACAACGGAGGGTTCGACTCCCTCCGCGCGGTTTATACATGTGGACAAGCTCCTTTAGTTTGTATGTGATTCAATGATTTCAATTTGTTTTCTCCCCCTAATAAATCAGTCCGCATGTAAATTTTAAGACCGATGCTTTGCGTATTGTAGAGCACCGGTCTTTTTAGGTAAAGAAAGAAGGTGAGCCGGATGGCAAAAGGAAAATACGAATACTGGATAACGCCGGAAGGCTTACTGAAAATCGAAGGATGGGCTAGAGATGGTTTGACCGATGAGCAGATTGCCGAGAATATCGGAATATCAAGAAGCACATTGAATATGTGGAAAAATAGATATTCGGACATTTCGGACACCTTAAAAAGGGGAAAAGATGTCATTGACCTTCAGGTGGAGAATGCGCTTCTGAGACGAGCGTTAGGATATGAGTACAAGGAAGTTAAGGAAAAGTATGAATATGGGAAAATGACAGAAAAAACAGTGACGAAGAAAGAAGTTGTACCTGATGTTACTGCACAAATATTCTGGCTCAAAAACAGGAAACCGGAAAAGTGGAGAGACAAGCCGGAATACGAAGATCATTCTGCCATCGATAAACTCGATGAAATCATAAAGGGGTTGAAGCATAATGCCGATAATCCTAAGTGATAAGCAGAATGAATATATTAGAAATTCTACGCACAGATGGAATATAAAGACAGGAGCAGTACGATCAGGAAAATCTTTTGTAGACACAGCGTATACGGTTCCGTATCGAATTAGAGAACGATCTGGAAAACCCGGTCTGAATGTAATACTTGGTGTATCAAGAGAAACAATCGAAAGAAACGTACTGCAACCGATGCGAGAGATATACACATCGGCTCTAATCGGAACAATAAACAATAGAAACGTTGCAAGAGTATGCGGAGAAGATGTTTATTGCTTGGGAGCTGATAAAGTAAGCCAGGTTGCAAAAATACAGGGATCGTCTATCAAATATGCATACGGAGACGAGATCGCAAAATGGAATAAAGAAGTATTTGAGATGCTGAAATCCCGTCTTGATAAGCAATATAGTTGTTTTGATGGGGCATGTAATCCAGAGAATCCAACACATTGGTTGAAAGAGTTTATAGACGATGATGGAATAGACCTTTATTTGCAAAAGTATCGAATATTCGACAATCCATTTCTTGATCCGGAATATGTAAGGAATCTGTGCAAAGAATACGAAGGCACTGTCTACTACGACAGATACATTTTAGGGAAATGGAAACGAGCAGAGGGCTCGATCTACATTAAATTTGCAGATAATCCAGATGGATTTGTGAAGAGTGCAGATAAAGAGCATATCTCTCGTATAGATATCGGGATTGACTTCGGAGGGAACGGATCCGGTCATGCGTTTGTGGCTACTGCAAAGTACTCTGACGGGAGAAAACAGCCGGTAATGAGCAGAAAGCATATGAAAAAAGACTTTAGGCAAGGGATTGATGCAAACCTTCTGTCCGAACTTTTTTTGGAATTTGTAGAAGATGTTATAAAGAAATACGGGAAGCCGTCTAATGCATACTACGACAACGCAGAGACAGTCCTCGGCCAGAGCATAAAAAACGCATGTGAAAAGAAATTCCCGTACTTGCATGTAAGGCCAGCAGTAAAAAAGAAAATTAATGACCGTATAGAATACACAGTCCAGCTCATGGGAGCCGGACTTTTTTCAATTACAGAGGATTGTGAAACGCTGTCAAAAGCATTGCAAGAAGCGGTATATAATAGCAAGTCAATGGAAGAAGAAAGGCTTGATGACGGAAGTACTGACATCGATACGCTTGATGCGTTTGAGTACAGCATAGAAAGAGACTTCTCTGGGACACATTATAACAGAGTAATAGGAGGGATATAACATGTTTCGGGTAGCAGCAGGGACAGGAATGACACCGGAAATATTGTCAGAATATATCGGAAAGCATAAGCAGGAAGTGATAAAAAGATACCAGAAATTACATGACGCATATGTGAATGATTACGAAATCTTTCATCTTCTTAAAAAAGCTGCATATAAGCCGGACAACAGGATATCCGTCAATTTTGCAAAATACATCACGGACACCATGAATGGGTTCTTTATTGGGATTCCGATTAAGACAACAAACACGGACGAAGTGGTATCGAACTACATTGACTTCCTGGATCAATATAACGATCAGGATGATAACAATGCAGAGCTTTCAAAGATATGCAGTATCTACGGAAAAGGGTATGAGATGTATTACAACGACACCGAAGGAAACATCGGCATCACGTATCTTACACCGCTTGAAGCCTTTTTCATATACGATGACAGTATATTAGAGAGACCGCTTTATTTTGTCCGGTATTATCTTGACGCTGATAACGTAGAGCGTGGAAGCTGGTCGGATGGTAGCATCGTGCAGCACTTTGTACAGGATGGATCGTATCGTTGGGATGGAGAAGCCAAGGAGCATCGATTTGAAGGAGTACCGGCAACAGAGTTTATCGAAAACGATGAGCGAGTCGGAATATTTGAAGGCGCAATGCCTATGATAGATGCTTATAACAAAGCATTGTCAGAAAAGGCGAATGATGTAGATTATTTTGCTGATGCGTATTTAAAAGTACTTGGACAACGGCTTGAAAAAGAAGATGTGCAGCATATACGAGATGATAGGGTTATTAACTTCGACGGAGATGTAAACGGGGTAGAGGTTGATTTTCTCCAGAAGCCAAATGGGGACGAGACTCAAGAACATCTTTTAGATCGTCTGGAACGGCTTATTTATCAGATCAGCATGGTGGCAAATATCAGTGATGAGAATTTTGGTACATCCTCTGGAATCGCAATGAAGTATAAGATGCAGGCCATGAGCAACCTTGCAAAGACAAAGGAAAGAAAATTCAGAAGCGGAATGCAGAGACGGTATAGACTGATCTTTAGCAATCCGGCATCCACTGTAAAAGGAATTTCCAGAGATGCTTGGATTAATAACGACTACAAGTTTACTCTGAATTTCCCGGCTAACTTAGCAGAAGAGACAGACATTGCATCCAAGTTAGAAGGGATCGTATCAAAGGAAACACAGCTTTCCGTTCTTTCTGTGGTGGAAAATGTACAGGATGAACTTGACCGCATAGAAGAAGAGGAGAACGCACAGAAGGATGATGCAAGAGATAGAGTCATGCAAATGACGTTTGGGGGTGTAAGCGGTGGACAGCAGAACGTATTGGGCGATACGGGAAACGAGGAACCGGAACAAGAATAAGCGTGAGGAAAAACAGTACGATAAAGAAGTTGAGAAAATCTATCAGAACATGATTGATGAGATCAACAAAGAGATCAATGGATTTTACAGCCGTTACGCCACAAAGGAAGGCATCACAATGGCAGAAGCAAAAAAGCATGTTGCAAAGATTGACATGGAAGAGTATGAGCGTAAGGCGAAGAAGTATGTAAAAGAGAAGAATTTCTCAGAGCAGGCAAATACGGAAATGAGACTCTATAACTTGACTATGAAGATAAACAGACTGGAAATGCTGAAAGCTAGAATCGGTCTTGAAATGGTGTCTGGATTTGATGAATTGCAGAAATATTATGATGAGATACTCACTAAACGGACGTTGGATGAATTCGAACGGAAAGCTGGGATTCTCGGTAAAAGTGTATCAGATCCCCGAAAAGCGGCGGAAGTGATTGTCAATGCATCGTTTAAAAATGCTACGTTCTCCGACCGGATCTGGATGTATCAAGGGATGCTAAAATCAGAGCTGGATAAATTGCTACAGACCGGTCTTATACAGGGGCAGAATCCTCGTGTATTGGCTCGACACTTGAAAGAGCGGTTTGGAGTAAGTCAGTATAACGCTGAGCGATTGATGCGAACAGAAATGGCAAGAGTACAATCCGAAGCATCTAAGCGGTCAATGGAGGAAAATGGGTTTGAAGAATACGAGTTCATGGCAGAGGGAACAGCGTGCCCGATTTGTAGAGCGCTTGATGGAAAGCATTTTAGGGTAAAGGATATGCTACCAGGGACAAATGCGGCTCCGATGCATCCAAATTGCAGGTGCGATGTTACCCCGTATATAGACAGAAAAGAATTTGAAAACTGGTTGGATTTTCTGGACAAAGGCGGCACCACGGAAGAGTGGAATAAGCTGAAAAAGAAGAAAAAATCCGTTGAAAAGCCGGGTAGTTCTGGTATAATGAAATTACCAAGATATAAAGATGCCGTTATTCCAAAAGCGAAATTTACGCAATATGCTCTGAATCCTGATAAAGATCCAGATAAAGCAAAAGCGTTTGAAAAAGCTCTTGGATATACGGTAGATAATGCTGACGAATTGATCAGTCAAATATACGATAAGATATCAGAATACAATGCAAAGGAAAAGCCGGATAATGGATGGGGAAAGCGCTATGAGGTTATCATGGATATAGTAGGACCTAACGGTAAGACGGCAAAGGTATTAACAGCATGGATTGATGATAAGAATACGGGAGAAATACGGTTGACATCTGTTTATGTAGATAGGGAGTGATGCTATGGAACTACAAATGTTTGATAAGGTTCTTCTAAAGACGGGAGAAACGGCATTCATCGTTGAAATTTTCGATGATGGAGCAGCGTATGAGATGGACATTAATAAAAAGGAAGGAAAGATTGTAACAGATACGGTATGGCCGGATCAAATTGAGAAAAAGTTATAGATACCACTAGTCAGAAATGGCCGGTGGTATTTTTATACCCATTTTTAAGAAAGAGGAGTGGTGTGATTGATTGTGGTAGAAGTACGAAGGGACAGGATTGTTGTTTCTGGTCATTCACAATACGAAGCGTCAGGAAAAGACATTGTGTGCGCCGGAGTTACTGCTTTAGTAACAACATTAATAGACTCAATTTCAGGATTGACATGCGATAAAATTCAATACGAAATCATGCCCGGATGGGCTGATATACATTTTGGGAATCTATCAGAAGAATCAAAGCTTCTGGTCGATTCCTTTTTTCTTGGCGTTTGTAATATCGCCAATGAATTTCCGGATCATGTTCGGATTATGTAACACATGGCAGGCGTGGAACCATTCAAAGCTACGGTTGTGCAGGCGTGGAACACTTGAAAAGCTACGGAATACGGGCAGGCGTGGATCCCCGGTAAAAGCTACGGAAGATAGGCGTGAAATCTTTAAATTACGGAGGTAGAAACAATGAAAAAAAGATTATTTATGGCGTTACAGATGTTTGCAGAGGATCCAGCAGGGACAGATCCGGCAGGGAATGACCCAGCAGGCGGTCAGAATCCGGCAGAAGCAGATCCAAAAGCGACAGAACCAAAAAACGAACCGGAAAAGAAGTACACGGATGAGGATGTAGACAGGATCATCAATCAGAAATTTGCACAAAAGTTTTCTGAATGGGAAAAGAAACAGTCTAAGGCAAAAGATGAAGCCGAAAAGCTTGCCGGGATGAACGCAGAGCAGAAAGAAAAATATGAAAATGAACAGCTTAAAAAACAGGTTCAGGAGCTGCTCCGGAAAGACGCGCTCGGAAAGATGGCAACAGTAGCCCGTGGGATGCTCGGAGAAAAGAATATCTCTGTGAGCGATGACCTTATTGAAATGCTGATTTCAGACGATGCAGAAAAGACAAAAAGCTCTGTTGATTCCTTCATTACAGCATTCCAGTCTGCGGTAGAAAAGGCTGTGAAAGATGCACTGAAAGGAAATCCACCGAAGAAAACATCGGAACCGGCATCGATCACGAAAGAACAGATTATGAAAGTGAAAGATCCACTGGAACGCCAGAAATTAATCAACGAACACATGGACTTGTTCCAGAAATAAAGAAAGGATGAAAAGATTACATGAAAAAGAAACTTTATGATTTGCAGTTATTTGCAGCAGAGACAGGGGCAAGCTTATCTACAGACCTTGAGCCTGCCATTTCTATCGATTTTACTAGTCGAATTTCTCAGAACATCAGAGAATTGAGGGATCTTCTCGGTGTTACAAACCTGATTCCGATGTCTGCCGGAACAGATATCAAGTTTTACAAATGGACGGTAGAAAACCTTGCGGAACAGGTAGAAGAAGGTGACGAGATCAAACCAACCAAGGTAAAACGGGCATTAAACCAGACAATCACTCTTGATCTGGACAAATACAGGAGAGTTACCACCGCAGAAGCGATCCAGAAGGTTGGACGTACGATCGCAGTTAATGAGAGTGACGATCAGCTCATTAAAAAGGTGCAGAAAGCGGTTAAAACATCCCTTTACACCATGCTGAAAGCCGGTACTGGATCAGCAAGCGGGGCAAGTTTACAGATCGTCCTTGCAAACCTTTGGGCGAAACTTCAGGAATATTATGAAGATGAGGATGTAACCCCGATCTTCTTCATTAATCAGCAGGACGTAGCGGATTATCTTGGTACAGCACAGATCACAATGCAGACTGCCTTTGGATTTACTTATATTGAAAACTTCCTTGGACTTGGTACAGCGATTGTTTCCCCACAGGTAACAGCAAAGCAGCCGATCGCAACAGCGAAAGAAAACATCAGAGGCGCCTATGTCCCGATGTCCGGTGATGTAGCCCGTACGTTTAACCTTACCGCAGATGAGACAGGATTGATCGGTATGACACATTCCACAGCTACTTCTACGGCAACGGTAGATACTTTGATTATGTCTTGTGTCAAATTCTTCCCGGAATTTGCAGACGGTGTATTCAAAGGAACCATTGCGGGGGAATAATTAGCTCTGACATTATGACACTTTATTCCGGCGGTCAGAGCTTACTAGGTAAGCGAGTATCTTCATTAGTTGGAAACGATTTAAAAGTCCTTGCGGATGGATCCGTAGTAGGAACCATTAAGAAAGTAACGGGATATACACAGTTTTCCAGTAAAAAAGAAGAGCAGAGCGGGTATTATTTCCCGTTTAAGCTTACTAAGACCGGAACGACAATGACACTGAAAAAGAATGGAGTGGCAGGAGAAGGGAAAGAAGATATGGCGTTTGACCCGGAAATTATTCTGCGAGTTTCCAGAGGAGATGCCTTTACCGTAGAAGTAGATGATTCGCCTGTTGTCACTTTTAATTTCAAAAACGTCACATGGGCTTAAGGAGGTGGACGCATGTTGGAGGACGTAAAAGAACTTCTTGGAATCGCAGAGGATGATAAAACGATGGATACGAGGCTGAATATTATTATCGCGGCGACTACAAAGCGTTTAAAAGTACTTTTAGGTGGACTGGATGTGCCGGATGATCTGAAATACATTGTTACGGACGTTTCCATCATGCGGTTTAACCGGATTGGATCAGAAGGGCTTTCTTCCCATTCAGTTGAGGGAGAGAGTCTTTCTTTCGCAAGCAACGATTTTGAGCCGTATCTGGACGATATCCAATCCTACCTGAACGCTCAAAAAGAAGCGACAAAGGGAAAGGTGAGATTCTTATGAGGTATGATACACCAGTATATTTCCAAAAGACTATTTCGGGTGAATATGATCCGAATACTGGAAATTATGGAGAAGATTCTGTCGATGAAACCTTGCGTTATGCTTCGGTTATGGATACAAGCATAAAAACTATGCGTCTGATCTACGGAGAAATCAGACAGGGCAGCCTTTGTATCCAGCTTCAGAACCACTATACAGACGTATTCGACCGTATACGGATAGGGGAACGAATCTATACGGTAGACAGTAGCCGAAAGCTCCGAGTAAAGCATACGTTTGTAGTATCGGAGGTGCAGTAATGAGTAACGTTAAGATTGTTGGCATAGAAAGGATTCAGAAAAAACTAAAAAAGAATGTGCGACTCGATGATGTGAAGCGAGTTGTAAAGAGCAATGGAGCCGAAATGAAGCAAAAGGCTAAGGGAAATGCTGAAAATTTTAAAGGACATTATGAAGGGAAACGGTTTGTACCTCCGACTGGAACATTAAAAAGAAGCATAGAGCTTGCGATAACAGACAAAGGAATGACGGCAGAGGTTGAGCCTCATACACTTTATGGTGGTTATGTAGAACTTGGAACAAGAAAGATGCAAGCACAGCCATACCTAAAGCCTGCTTTCGATGAGCAGAAAGTGCAATTTAGAAAAGATATGGATAAGTTGACGAGGTAATATTATGGATCCACAGCAGGAATTATTTAGTACATTGTTGACAGAATTAAAAAATACGGGATATGACGTATATGATGGATTTCTCCCTCCTGATAATACGCCATATCCATTTGTTTATTTAGCAGATAATCAGCAAATTGACGACAGGAATAAAACTGCCGTTTTTGGTAGCGTATACCAAACGATTGATGTTTGGAACAACAATCCGAAAAAAAGGGGCGATGTTTCACAAATTTTGCTCAAAATCAAAGGAATATGCAGAGCAATAAGAAGAACTTCCAATTTTAATTGGGATGTACGAAATATAGAGCAACGCATATTATCAGATACAACTACAACACAACCATTACTCCACGGGATTTTAAACGTGGAGTTTTATTTTGATTAAATGGAGGAATGAAAATGAAGAAAAAATTTCTTTATAGTTTACAGGCGTTTGCCGAAGCGGTTCAAGGAAAAAGAATTGTATATCTTTTTAGAATCGCATCCGAGGCATCTACTACAGCAGGCAAAAGAATTCCATTTGTAACAGAAGATAGCCGAACAAAAAGTAAAGATGCGGATTCTACGGCGACAAAAGACGGTTCAATTCGGACACCTGGTACGGCAGAAGTAGAAATTTCTACTACGCTGATTCTGTCCAAAGGAGACGAGATTGTAAAAAAATTGGAAGATGCAATGGATAATGACCAGTTAATAGAGATTTGGGAAGCAAATCTTGATGAACCGGGATCCACATATTCATCAAATAAATTTAAAGGAATGTATTTCCAAGGTTACATAACTGAATTTGAACAAACGGCATCGGCAGAAGAGCATGTGGAGATTTCTCTTACATTTGGAATTAATGGATCTGGGAAACGTGGAGAAGTTACCGTAAGCGCAGAGGAACAGGAAGAAGCAAACTATTTATTCAAAGATTCAGTACAGGAGGGATAATACAATGAAAGAATTAACGATTAAAGGACAAGTATATCAGTTTAATTTTGGGATGGGATTCTTGAAAGATATCGACAAAACAGTGCAGATTAAATCTGAAAACGGGAAGGTGGAAGATGCAGGACTTCGGTATGCTATCGGTGGATTGATTGATGGAAACCCGAAATCAATTTGTACGATTCTTTATTATGGAAATAAAGGGCAGAATCCACGTCTTACAGAAGCTTTAATTGAAGAATTCATTGATGATCCGGACACAGATATTGATGATCTGTTTGAAGAGGTGATGGGTTTTTTAAAGAGTTCCAATGCTACGAAGTGCATTACCGAGAAGACGCTGAAAGCGGTAGAAGATATGATGAAGTAATCATTCGCAGCATTGATTATGAACAAATTGCGATTGACTGTTTTAGATATTTCGATTTTAAAAATCTAATCGAAGTTGATAAGCTAACGATTCCAGAATACAAAATGTTGGTGAAAGCTTATGAATATAAAACAGTTGATCGCAATTATTATTTACATTTACTTGCATTTTTAAATTTTGCGGTTCAGGCCCAAAGATCTGCTGGTAAAGGAAAGACAAAACCGGTCTATAAGCGGTTTTCTAAATTTTTCAATTATGAAAAAGAAATCCAACGTGTGGAAGAACGAGAAAAAGGTGCTGATCGTATAAGGGATTTTTTGAAAAGAAAAGGAGGTCGCTAAATGGCAGAGACATTTTCTGTAAAAGCAATATTGAGCGCAGTTGACAAAGGATTTTCTGCCACAATGCGATCTGCCAGAGAAAGCATTGGTAGTTTAAAATCTACGGTTTCTAGCGGAATTGGATTTGGCGTGATGATGGCCGCTGGAGAGAAAGCGTTTGAAACGATTACTGGTGGAGTTACAAGTCTAGTAGGAGAGATGAATAGTGCCAGTGCTGCTTGGAAAACTTTTCAAGGCAACATGGAAATGAACGGACACACAGCGGCCGAAATTAAATCCATAAAAGGGGAACTTCAGGACTTTGCGGAAGCTACAATCTATAGTTCATCGGATATGGCATCGACATTTGCCCAGCTTGAAGCTGTTGGAACCAAGAATACAACAAAGTTGGTAAAAGGATTTGGAGGACTGGCAGCAGCGGCAGAAAACCCAACTCAAGCTATGAAGACGCTTTCCCAGCAGGCGACACAAATGGCGGCAAAACCTACTGTAGCTTGGGAAGATTTCAAGTTAATGGTTGAACAGACACCAGCAGGAATTGCGGCTGTTGCAAAAGAACTTGGAATGTCCACGCAGGAAATGATAAAAAATGTGCAAGACGGACAGATTGCAACAGAGGATTTTTTTGATGCGATTGCAAAAGTCGGAACGAATGACGCATTTACCAAGCTTGCTACCGAGTATAAAACAGTGGGTCAGGCAATGGATGGGCTTTCGGAAACTGCGGCGAATAAACTTCAGCCTGCATTTGATACGCTATCTGCCGTTGGAATTAAAGCAATAAGTGGGCTGGTTGATAAAGTTGGAGAACTGGATGGCAATGCGATCAATGCAGCTCTGAGTGTTGATAACTTGAAATCAGCAGCAATAGATCTTGGAGTAGTACTTGGTGGCGCCGCTGTTGCTTTTGAAGGAAATGATGTCTTTGGGGCAGCGATATCGGGGGCAAAGGAGTACGGACTGACATTATCGAATGCATGGGGAAAGATTCAAAGTCTTTCGAGTCAGACGGCAAGTTCTATCTCCGGAATCGGGAGTAAGCTGAAAAATATCAGTGTAGATTCGCTTACCCAAAAAGCGACCAAAGGAGTGAACAGACTAAACAGAACTTTTAAAGGTTTAGGAAAATCCATTGATTCATACGGAGGAGATGTAGCTTCGGCTTTTGAAGCAATTTCAACTAAGTTTAGTGACAAAGGTATTGCTGTGTGGGAGAAATTTGCCGCTGTCGGAGAAAAAGTTTCTAAATCAAGCTCAAAAATGAGTAGCAGTTTAAAAAAACACATCAAATCCGCATCAAATACTATCGGGAATTTTACAGAAAGAGTATCTACGATCGCAAAACCTTTTGAAGGAATTTTTTCCGGTATAGGTTCCGGAATACAGAAATCTGCCGGAATAGGAATAAAAGCTATGAACGGCATGGTATCTTCTCTCACATCTATAATGGGAGTTGCTATGTCCGCATTAGGACCGGCGGCAATAGTTGGAGTTGTTCTCGCTGGTATGGGAGTACTGAATAGCCGATTTGGAGGAGAGATAGACTCTCTGATCCAGACCGTTACAACAAAAGGGCCACAAATCATAGGAGAACTTGTGAACTCTATAACAAGCAAACTTCCGGCACTGATGCAGTCCGGTGCACAGATGATTTCTGGACTTATGGATGCGGTTACGGCGAATCTCCCATCGGTGATTAACGGAGGGGTTCAGATCATCAATTCGTTAGTCCAGGGAGTCGGTGCGAATATCGGTACGCTTCTTCCATCAGCAATAAATCTTGTATCAACGTTTGCGAGAGGTATTGTAAGCGCTCTGCCGCAGCTTTTACTTACCGGGATGAAGTTCCTACAGAGTCTGAGCGAAGGCGTATTGAATAATATCGATTTGATTGTCCGCTCTGCTTCTGGAATTGTACAGAGCTTTGTAGGAAGTGTAATGAGTAATCTTCCGAGCATTATCACCGCAGGTCTTCAGATACTTACAAATCTTGCGCAGGGGGCGGTTCAGGCAATGCCACGGCTCCTTGTGGTGGGACTTAATGCGATTACAACATTGATTACAGGAATCGCAGGACAGCTCCCGAGAATTTTGCAGACGGGTGTCCAACTGATCCAGATGCTAATACAAGGTGTTGTCCAGAACCTTCCAAGTATTTTGACAGCGGCTATACAGGCCATTACTACATTCGTACAGGGGATCGTTCAGAACCTTCCATCGATCATCTCTTCCGGGATCCAGATAGTAGGATCGCTCATTGGAGGTCTGATCCAGATGTTGCCTTCTATCGTGAGCGCAGGTTGGGAACTTATAAAATCATTGGGTTCTGGGATCATTGAGGCGATACCTAATATTATTACAGGAGCAGTGGAAGGGATAAAAGGTATCTTTTCAGACCTGTGGGGATTTATTACAGGGAAGAACAAGGAAAGCTCTGATAAAACGGCCTCAGATCTGGCGGTTATGACGGAGAATGTCAAAACCAGTGTGAGTACAATGGGGACAGATGTGTCCAGTAGTATTTCGACGCTTAATTCGAATACAGCCACCACAATAGGAAATCTTACGGGTAATGTGGAAAGTTCATTTGCAAGTATGAATGGAACGGCTGTTTCTGAGGCATCCAGAATGATGAATGGCGTGACAAATAGCTTGTCCGGGATGAACAGCTTGGGAAGCGCCGATATGAGTGGTTTGGCAAAAAATATTATTAGTTCAGCCGGAGATGCCAATGCTTCGGCCTCGGATGATATTTCTGATATGGCAAATAATGTTAATAATTCTATGTCTGATATTCAAAACAGTGTTACAAAAGGAATGAATAAACTTCCTACTGTTGCAAAGACATCTATGTCTCAATTTGCCAGTTCGTTGAGGGTTGGATTTAATCAGGCATTGTCTGTGTCAAAATCGAGTGTCACATCCATCGTTTCTTCCATGAGGTCTGGATATAGTGGTGCGTATTCCAGTGGTCGCTATATCGGCCAGGGACTTGCAAACGGTATGCGTTCGATGCTTGGAACAGTGCGTAGTGTAGCGGCGCAGTTGGCAGCGGCAGCGGATGCGGCAATCCGGGCAAAAGCCAGAATTCACAGTCCTTCTAAAGTATCAAAAAAAGATGGTGCTTACTGGGGAGAAGGATGGGTGCTAGGAATCTTAAGTAAAGTCAAAGATACAAGAAATGCTATTACGGAGCTTTTGTATATGCCGAAGATGGGCACTCCAGCTTTATCTCTGGCAGGCACTAACGGCCTGACTTTGAATGATGACTACGAGTATGGAGAACCAAATCATACATATACCATCTATGTTATATCCGAACTTGACGGAAAACAGGTTGCAAAGTCTACCGCTGTATATACGCAAAAAGAGCTAGAAAAACTGGAAAAGCAGAATAACCGGAAACACGGAATCAGATAAGGAGGGCATATGTACGATTTTATAGACATCACAGAATCACAAACAGGAAACGACATTCCCTCCGAGGCAATTAACGTGAATGGAGAGTATATTGAAGAACATCTTCCGGGCTACCGTACTTTATATACAGAAGGCAGGGAGATGCTGGAATCCGAAGTGACGGAGATTCAGATTGGAAGCCAAAATGGAACCAGATACCAATATAAGCGAGATACTCCCAGAGAGATCACGGTTCATTATCAGATTCTCAGCAGTTCACCGGAGGATTTCCGTAATAAATTCAATGAGCTGTGCAGGATCCTTGACCAAGAGGAAATGAAGATTATTTTCGCTGATGAGGATGATAAATATTTTATTGGTACAAAGACAAGCTTTGACGCTCCGGAACCGGGGCGTCTTAGCACGACAGGAAGTTATACAATATATTGTGCGGATCCTTATAAATATAGCGTAGCAGAAAAGAAATCGGAAAACAGCGGATCCACGCAAATTACACTGCAAAATAATGGTTCGAAGTCGGTTCCTATCAACATCAAAGCCACCATGAAGTCAGATAACGGCTACATCGCGTTTACCCTGGGAGACCGGTTCTACCAGATCGGGAAACCGGAAGAGGTAGACGGAAAGCATTATGAGGAGTCGGTGAAGCTGTTTGATGACCACTTGTATGAAGATAAAGGGTGGTTAGTAAACCAGGGGATCACCCCACCGGTTACATCTGAGCGGTTGCAGAATGGTGTTGTTAAATATGTAAAAGAGAGTACCAATGAAGGCTATGCGACGACAAAGGACTATGGAAGTGGTAATTCTTGGCATGGGGCATCCCTTACTAAAATAGTTCCGAAAGATGTAAATAACAAATATCCGGTCAACTGGAAAGTTGCGTACCGTTTTGACTTTAATACGGATGGGGCTGTTTTCAAAGGTGTACAAGTCGGGCATACTTCCGTGACAATGATCGATGAACATGACGACATTATCTGTTCTATTATTTTTGAAGATACTTCTCCGGTAAACGAGTATTATTACATGGCGGTATTTATCGGTAATAAAAATGTATGGCATACGGACAGTACATTCCCAATGGCAAAAAAAGGAGTTACAGCAAGAGGAGATTATGGTCCTGCTGTTACAGCGGAAAAAATAGGAAACCAGGTTACGATCCGGTTCAATAATTTCGGTATCTGCAAAACGTTTTATGTAGATAACCCGGAGGCGGAGCTGAGAAAAATTACATGGTATGGGGCAGCTTATAAAGATAACTTTCATACCGAAAACAATGTGTTGCGCGCGCTCCATGTGATAAAGCATAATGTCGAGCGGTATGAGGATATCCCGAACTATTTTTCCAATGGAGATATTGTAGAAATAGACGGGGCATCCGGAAGTGTTTATATTAATGATGCTTATGATACGGATGTGGCGGATATTGGCAGTCAGCCGCTTCTTCTCCCTCCGGGCCAGCATACATTGGGAATCATTACATCCAGTTTTGCGTCCGTACCGGATGTGGAAGTCACATACCAAGAGAGGTGGATTTAATGCAATGGTTTATTATCGGGCGGGATATGCATGTGCTGTGTACCCCGTCCACAGATTTTCCGCAGACACTTCCCATTGATGACAGCGGGGATAGTCTGGGACAGGAGATCTCTATCACAAATAACAGTGCGGTGGGGACCTATGATTTTACGACGGATCCCCGGCATCCGGATTCCGTATATATCACAGAGGGAAATTATATTGCGTTCCGGGATAAGTATGGCAAGGATCGGCTGTATACAATCATGTCCATCGAAGGAGATGAAGAATGGACCGTTCATTGTGAGGATATTGGATTGGATCTGATCAATGAGTATGCCGTTCCGTGGGATTATACAGCAAGATCCATTGAAGATACACTGAGCGTAGTGTTGCACGATTCCGGCTGGGAAATCGGAATCAATGAAGTGTCAAGCTACAAAAGGGCGACCAAATTCGAGGGGACTACAGACAGCCAGCTTACCCGGATCGGGGATGTGTGTAATCAGTTTGACGCAGAGTGCGAGTTTGCCATTGAAATGAAAGGCGCAAAGGTGACAAAGCAAGTCATCAACATTTACAAGACACTGGGGGAAGATAAGACCCAGCAGCGTTTCATCGATAACATCAACCTGATCTCCCTGTCCCGGTCCGGGAGCATCGAGGATCTGATTACCTGTATCCGGTGTTACGGGAAAGAGGACGAGAATGGGAATAAGCTTACGATTGCTGATATTAACTACGATGATGGGCGGTATTTCAGTCCGAAAGGCGAGCATCGGATTTACGACCGGGAGGCAAGGAATAAGTGGTCCCGGTTCCGCGCATATGACTATGAAGGTCAAGGCGAGTTTGACGGCTATATCGTTGGGACATTTGAGTACGACACAGATGATGCCAACGAGCTTTTAAACCGGGGACTGACAGAGTTGAAGAGCCGGAATGATGTGAAAGTGACGTATGAAGCAAGTCTGTATGATCTAAGGGCGGATATCGGAGATACCGTGCAGATTGCGGATAACCGGTTCCAGGAAAAAGTCTATCTTTCAGCCCGGATCCAGTCAGTGCGTAATCATTATACGGTCTCCGGACAGGACAGCGGGGTGCTTGCCAATTATAAGATCCTGACATCGAATCCGACATCCCAGGTGACGCAGATCATGGAGCAGTTAAAAGATCAGATTGTCAGTGTAAAATCTACCGAGATTACATACCAGATTGGCAGCTCCGGTGTGGAGCCGCCAGAAGGGCAGTGGGTGCCAAATCCGCCTCAGACCAGCCCTGGACAGTATTTGTGGACGAGAAAAACAACAACTTACACAAATGGCAGCCAGACAACGGAGTATTCTGTATCAAGAAACGGCGATGACGGAAAAGACGGAGAGGATGGGAAACCAGGTCCGGCCGGACAAGACGGAAGAGGTGTGAGATCAACCTCTGTAACCTATCAATCGTCTTCCAGTGGAACCACAATTCCTACCGGAGTTTGGAGTTCTTCGATTCCTTCGGTAAGTGCGGGGAAGTATCTTTGGACGAGAACAGTAATTGAATATACGGATGATACTTCATCTACCTTATATTCCGTGAGTAAAATGGGTGGAAACGGGACTGATGGGAAAGGGATAAAATCAATCACAGAGTATTATCTGGCGTCCGCAAGCTCTTCTGGTGTAACGACCTCTACATCCGGCTGGACGACAAAGATCCAGACGATTACAACAAGTAAAAAATATCTCTGGAATTATGAAGTTACCCGCTATACGGATGACACAAGTACCACAACGTCTCCGTGCATTATCGGCGTTTACGGAGACAAAGGCGCAACTGGAAATGGGATTCAAAGTATTACGAACTATTATCTTGCCACAGCATCAGGGAGTGATGTTACAACAGATACTTCCGGATGGACTACAACAGTTCAGACCATAAGCGCGGCTAAGAAGTATTTGTGGAATTATGAAGTCGTTACTTATACAAATGGTAATCAGTCTGAAACAGCCCCGCATATTATAGGAGTTTATGGAGATCAGGGGAAACCGGGAAAGGATGGGCATGATGGAGAAGATGGTGTAGACGGAACGGACGGGATCAGCATGATCCTTTCAAATGAAGCGGTTGCGTTGCCGTGCGATATCGAAGGGAACCCTCTTGATTACTCCCTGGCCACCGGAACAGCGTATGTCTATAAAGGAGCGTCGGATGTCAGCGCCAGTGCAACGTGGACAGTCTCCTGGAGCGGTATGACAGGAACATGGACGGCATCATCCCGGACGTACAAGGTAACGGGGATGACAGCGGATGTCGGGAAACTGACAATTAAAGCCGTGTATTCCGGAACTACATTAACCAAGGTATTTACAGTTACGAAAGCGTTAAAAAATATTAAAGTGAATAAGCTATCGGCGATCAGTGGAGTGCTTGGCGAAGTGACTACTGGAAAAATCACAAATACTTCCGGCGGTAAGAAAGCACTTGTGATAAATGATAATGCGGTCGAATTTTACGACTACACGACAAACGGTGAATTCTGCGGAAGAATCCGTGGCAGCAAGTTCCAAAATGACGGAGTACATAAGTGTATGCGGCATGAAGTGGAGTACGGAGTCGAGTGGGTAGGCAAAATTCCGGGATCATCAGATTATACGGATATGATGTATCTTTTTCCGGACGGTTTTGCACTTGAAGTCCCACTTTACAACTACGGGAGGAATATGACAAGAGTATTTAATAATCTTCCAGATGATACACAAGGAACAATCGACCGTTTAAATGGAAGAATACAGGCATTTTCGGCATCTGTCAGCATATCAAAAGCGAATACCTGGGAGACGCAGGTTGTGAAGTTTCCAAAAGCTTTTGAAAAAGCACCGATTGTAATTGTGCAAGCACAGACAGGGCAAAATGGGACATTGGTATGGGCTGACGGAGCTACTACTACGCAGTTTACATTGCACAAGTACCGACCTAGTACGACCGCTTTTGGAATTCAAATAATAGCTGTTTCTGATTAGGAGGATATATGAGAGTATTGCATTTCTCAGTGAATGAACAAAATATAAAAAAATCTGGAGATTTCTCCGGTATTGTAAAAGGTTCAAAAGGATACCTGAAAGCAGAATTTTCTTTCGGATCTGAATGGAGCCGGAGAAAGGCAGCCGCTTCCTTTTTTACAGAGGGAAAAGAATATGCAGTCCCGATCATCCGGAATCGGTGCATAGTTCCGGACGATGTGACAGACGCAGACTATTTCCGTGTGCAGGTTGTCGGTCTGGAAAAAGGACAGATCATCAAAACAAATAAAGTATTGGTAAGACAGGAGGGATAAAGTGACAGCAGAAGAATTATTAAAACAAATGTCAGCCGAACCGTTTGCGGAAGAGATGGTCTGTTGCGTTATTGATCCGGAAACAAGGGTCATTGATGTTCCGGCAGAATACCAACTTCTCGGTGTCGAATCTGATGAGAAAGTGGAGCGGATGTATTTCCAGTGCCCGAAGATTGTCGGAGACAATATTGACCTGTCCAAATTGGCTTTGCGTGTCAATTTCCGGAACGCAAACGATCAGAAAGATCAATACATTGTGGATGATGTAGAAATCTCTGGGGATAACATTACGTTTTCGTGGCTCCTTTCCAGACGAGTGACGCAGTATAAGGGTAACGTCAGCTTTATTGTGTGTGCGGTGAAAGCATCAGGGGAAGAGATTACAAATGAATGGAATACTACGCTTGCAACAGCCCAGGTTTTGGAAGGTCTGGAAGCAGATATTACACTTCCGGAAGAAGATACGGATGTGGTAAAACAGTTAATCGCTGTTGCGACACAGAAAATTACAGATGTACAAAATGCAACTTCTTCCGCCAATACCGCGGCCAGCAACGCAGATATAAAGGCACAGGAGGCCGCCAACGCCGCCGAGGATGCCCGTGGAGTGATAGACCAGATCACGAAAGACAGTTATCTCCACACGACTACGCAGACGTTTGTAGATACGGTGAAAGCGAGTCCTACCGCCTATGGAAACGCCATCCCGGAACAGATTGAGGGGTACATCAAACAGGATACGACAAAAGGGTTACAGTTGTTTGATGCTTCATGTCTTTCAGCGTCAAAAACACAGGGAGGAGCTACGGTCGTCAATAACGGAGACGGTAGCTTTACGGTTAGCGGGGATGGGAATTTGACGGAAAATTTTAGTATGTCTTATAACTTATCACACGAAGATAGCTTGAAGCTATTCCCTGTTGGAACTTATCAGATTACGAGAAAACAGATTAGACCATCGTTTTTTGTTCAAATCAGAGGAGGCAGGCAACATACAATTTCGAGTATTAGCAAACCTGGCGATGTACTGTCTATATTAGAAGAAGATACGCAGAATCCTGATTATTATATACAGTTCTTATTTTATGGCAACGCTATAGACACGATTAAGCCCGGTACAATCAAACCGATGGCGTGGGCTAGTGCCGAAGTTCCTCAAGACGCAGATTGGGAACCCTACACTGGAGGACAGCCTTCCCCGAATCCTGACTATCCTCAGATTGTTCATGGTGTCGGGGATATGGGATTCTTTGATGGGGAACTTGTGCAAGGCTCATACAGAATAGCAGACGGTTCTTTCGGATATGGCGATAGAAGATATATCAGTAATGCAAATAAAATACCGTGCCATCAAGGAGATATGGTGACGCTACAATATGACGGTGATTGCAACGGCGTTTATATTCATTTTTATAAACAAGATAATAGTTTTATACAAAGTAAAAATGTGGTTGGAAATAAAGTTTCATTTGTAGCTCCGACAGGTACGGGATATTGTAATATAACGATTTACAAAGCAGATAGTATTTTTGTTGCATCAGCCAAACACATTACCGTAACCATCAATGATAAATACGCCGTATGTGTCAAATCTAAGGGAAAGAATTTGCTTAATTTAACCGGAGAAATACTATACAGCTTCGGAAGAGAAACTATTTTTGACAACCAAGTAACAATAAAGCCAACTACAGACGGCAGGACAGCTCCCGGAGTTTGGTTCGTTTTAGGTGACATTAAAAAGTTTTTAGGAAAAACAATATACGTCAAAGCTGATGCTATCCAGCGATCCGGTAATTATAATCCCCGAATGTTGTTAATGACGATAAAGGGTAATACATCCGTGCGTACCTATTTAACATATTCGTATAGCAAGGCCGGACAGGTGATGAGTGTTAAAATACCAGATGACTTGGATACAAACGAAGCATCTGATTTGGCTTTAAATATGTATGTAAATGACGGATCGTCGCAGGTGGATGCTGACGCATATGCGATATTTACAAATGTCTATGCCGGGTTGTCGGAACCCACTAACGAATTCGTCCCTTATCAGTCCAATGTAACGTATATCCCTGTCGATTACCCGCTGTTTGAGGGGGATAAGATCGTAAGGCGTAATGGGGAGTATAAGCTGTTAAGGAAATGGAAACAGGAGGTTTTCGATGGTTCGGAAGATGAGGGTTGGGTGCAAGGTAAATCCAACACAAATCAATTTTATACTAGTCAATACAAAGAAAAGAAAGTAAATGCCGATATAGTATCAAATCGATTTAAACATGCTACCTCTGTTGAACCGCCATCGATATGGATTGGAAACGACATTAATATATATTTTGAATCTGGATACTTAGACAATAATACTATAGCCGGATTTCAAGAGTGGTTACAAGAGAATCCGGTTTCTTGTGTCTATGAACTAGCCACACCAACCGAAGAACCCCTTTCATCCGAAGCCATGAAAGCCCTATACAGCATCATGGCATGTGATGAGGAAACGGAGCTGACGATTGTCGGTGTTCCGTCGGATGCGGAAATCCAGAATCAGTTTTTATTGCCACGAAATGAGGACGGGGCTTTAAACACAACAGCGTATTGCACGGCCAAGCGGAACGAGATTGCATTGGAAGAGCTGGTATCACAGTCACTTGATGCACGTGTCAACAAACTCGAAGTTGACAACGAATCGCTGAACTTACAGACACTAATCGTAGAATAAGGAGGTTGATACAGAATGTACGAAAAATTGAAGCAGGCAATACAAGACGGGATGTATACAGTTACAGAAGCGGTAAATCTTTTAAATGCATTTTTGCAAACCGGACAGATTACAGCAGACCAATTTACGGAATTATTTGAAATGACAAGAGAACTTCCGGCCAATGGGGAAAAAGAAGAATCCGAGATCGCCCAAGATAATAAAGAAAAAGAATGGCAGGAATACAAAGAAAAGATAGACAAGATGTGGGATAAGTTTACTGAATCTGGCGTAATCATACCTGATCCCGAACCGGAAGAACCGGACGGAAGTAAGGAGCATCCTATCCCGGCAACCAATAATATGCAGTACTATGAAGGAAAATACTATACCTACAACGATGTATTGTATAAATGTAACCGGAATACAGATATCCCAGTATGGCATACTCCAGATCAGCTTGTAGGTATTTATTTTGAAATTGTACCGCAGGAGGAAGAGGATGAAATTTAGAAATTTTAAAGATAGTCTTTCCACATTGGGGGGGGTATATTGTGCTATTGAAGGCTGGGGAATCCTGAAATGTGAGAATGCCAATGTTTTAAAAGCTGGAATTTCTACAAAGGTTGGCGAAACCTGTTTGACCGGATATCCAAAGGGAACAGAGAAAAGTTGGGGCATCCTCATCACATTTGTTGTAGGTGCGGATTTCTCACAGATTTTTTTGAGTTATACAGGAAGTGGGCTGTACATACGTGGCGGTTCCGCATCTGGTGTTGTTGGAACAAAGTGGTATAAATATAGCCGACAATCGGAACAGATTGATTCAATATAAGGAGCGTGAAAAGATGAAGTTTAAAGGAATAAAAGATATTTTGCTGGGGGGGGGGTATGAGATAGATTCTATATATAAAGGTATTGATGGCGGTGGATGGCGCAGGGCTTATAAGATTTCCAATACAAATCAGGGTGCATATGGATATTGCGGAGAGTTTTGTATTGCTGGACAGTTCAACAATGGGAGTAATGTTTCTATAATATTCAGTGTTGTTACCGCATATATGGAAGCAAGTTTGAGAATCCATAATTTTGTTGGGTCCACTGTTATAGACAAAATAAGGATAACAAAAAATAATGATACCGACGAACTAAATATTGATTTTCACTATAATACCGTAACCGCAAATGTGTATGGATTCAAAAAAATATCGGGATACAAACAGAATAGTTCGAAGGAATCATATGCGGATTTTAAGGTTGTACCAAGTCAACCAGATAGCGAGACCATTATGACAGAAGTAATTGTACAGTAAGGGAGGAAAATTATGCAGAAAAAGAAGATATCTGAAATTCTATCGGGGGGGGGAGGGTATCT